CCCGTGTTATGCGTCTGGGACGCCTCCGCTAAGCCCTACTTATCGTCGTAGGGGACAGTACCCCGCTGGAATGATCCAGCGCCATCCGTATCGGATGGTAACCTCATCTATGGGTTTTCTCCCATAGAAGTCGAGAACGACATCTCCATACGTGGGATCACTCCCCGTAATCTGAAGGACATACTTAAGTCCAACAGCAAGTCGAGACCCGCTAGGGTCCGGCTCGAAGATGTCGTAACCGACTGTTCTGAGGCTGTCAGCGAGCAAGGCTTTCTCATTCCCGGGAAGGGAACGAGTACGGCCCCGGACAATGCGCGCTCTCCAACCCCGACTCGCGTCGAAGCCTTTCGAAGCTTGCAAGAACTCCTCAATAGAACTCAAGAACCCTTCGTCGCCTTCTTCCCCTAAAGGAATACGGCAACGAAGAAGATCTTGAGGACTGTGACGAAGGACAGGAAGATGTGCCACAGTTTCTGTATGCACACGACCAGCCCAACGCACAATCCTATTGTGAAGCCTAACAAGCTCAGGAAGATCGCGTAAGTCTTCTTTCTGGTAGAACGGTGTGACATTTTGACCGCAAAAGTAATGCTTACCGCAGGACTCGTAGAAGAGGCCAGACACATAGGATTTCTCCTTGTTTGTCCGAAAACCTACAAATTCCAAAGTTCGCACTAACTCTTCGGCCGCTGCCTTCTGGCAGATTATGTCATCGCCATATACCGAAAGAACTCCCCCTGGAGAGATCTCATCTGTAACACTGGACCCAAGAGCCCAGAAGATAAGACTTTCCAACTCGAAAGTAAAACCATTCCCCATAGAGGAGAACTTCTCGAGTTTGACAACAGAGCCATCCGGCAGTAAAGCAGAATGGCTTCGTACGGCGTCAAGTAAGAACGCCCAGTCAAGAGGTAAGAGCTCATAAACAAGCTCCGTGCTGACGGTGTCAGAGGCCATGCTCAGATCGAGCGTGGCCAGGTCATTGTCAACTGCAACCGCAGCTAGACTTTGATTTAACTCCTGATCATTCAGGTCGACACCAACACGCATGAGGCGTTTCCGGAAATAACCACCTATCCCCTTCTGGAGATAGAGGTTCCCGGTAGGCTCTATTGCGATAACGCGATTTGTTTTCGCGTTCTTAGGCACAGTTTCAACTCTGCATTGGTCCACAACCCGAAAGACATTGGGCATAAAACTCCAAGGTCCTTCAGGAAATGAACCTAACAGGGCACATGACCAATGAAGGTCAAGCTGGATCACGCTTTGGAGTAACTCCTTCGCGCGCCCAGAAACTGTGATGGGTACTGCAGTCATCTTGTTGTCTACCTGTGCGCGGCTTCGACGTAAGTCAAAAGTTGCGCCAGGTCCCCACCCGAAGAAGGGATCAATGCAGTGAAGACTATAAGGCCCCAAAAGAGAAGCGATTTTCATCTTAGCGCGGTAAATCCGCGCCGAGATCACCCCTGAGGAAGGGGTGAGTCGCTCTCTTCGAAGAGCCCTATTCGTATCTCTGCACTGAATCTCGGAAAGTGCGAATTTTCCGAGGGCAACTTGCTCAAGATCGACGTCGCTACGAAAGCCCTTCCATTTAGAAAGAGCCGACGTAACGCAATAGTCTCTCTTGAACTTATTTAAGTCCTTCTCCAGATAATCTCCAATAGGCATGGGAACGTCTATAGGTGCTCCGTTAGAGTACTTAAAACGCAACCACGCCCCAAGAGAGATCGGCGTGTCAGTTTCCTTGCAGAGAGTGAAGAAAACTTCACTCAGGCAGTAAGAACTGTCCTGCATAGAATTCTCCAGTCATCCAGTGATTGAACCAATTCTCGATTAACCCGCGTTTGAACGCGGGCGGCGAAGATCGGCGCAGTCAGTAGACGGCTTGGAGAGACTCAGCCATCGCGACGACTTGTGCGTCGACGAGGAGGAACTGAGCGTACTTACGCAGATCCTTTCGGTTCTGCAAAGTATTGCGCTCGGGCAAAATGAGTTCCAAGTTGGCCCTGTTGACGTAGCCCACGATCGGAGGCGGCAGAATGCCGGCGTCGTTCGTGCCCAGCGTCTCAAGTACGGGCAAGTGGATTCCACATTTCACGCGATTCACGCGATTCGCGGAACCAACCGTCCCGTTCGTCCCGACCGCCGCGCGCACCAGCTGAAGGCTGATGCGTGGGTAGCCGAGAGCGGACGAGGCCGATTGGTCCTCGAACCACCAGACACCATTGGTGTCCGGTCCGAGTGGGATGAAAGTGTGATTCACAGGGGTCGCCTGTGCGTCTGCAAGGACGATATTTGCGACAGCAGCCATGGAGTAAACTCCTAGAAAGATGAATGAAAATCCAGCCTAGGCTGAATCACGGTCAGTAATTGCTAAACAACACGAGGAGGTTTAGGTCCGCGAGGACCTTTCCCCAAGTGAAGGGATAGCAGTGAAGCGGCACTGAAGAGCCGTTGCCATCCAAGATTCGATTCGAACCTCGGAATTCGAGGAAACGGAAAGACTCCGATAGGGGTACGAATTTTGTAGGACTGAAGCGAAATCGCATCAGCATTCCAAATATTCGTAATACCGAAGCTGGTACCGCTCCCTGTAAGGATACCTTGTTGCTCGCTCTTATATCCGTAAACGGAATAACCGCGAACAAAGTTGGTACCGAACAAGAGAGCGCCTTCCATGTTTCTCAAGTAGCCTCCAATATCGTAGAGCCAGTCCACGACGAAACTGTATGGCACCAGTTCCCAAGCTATACCAACCGGATTAAGGCTGGTATAACCTGATAAGAGCTGCTTTTGCGTGTTTTTCAGATCGTACTCCGCTACAATCAAGTAGCGATACCTCCCGACTTCGATAACCCTTTCACGGGAACCGACGCCGAACTGGTCAGAGAAATTGTTCTCAGACCGTACGAACCTACGAGCTTTGCCGCGCACTCGTTTGAGTGTGTAAATCCGGCGATGCATTAGGGCATCAAACGTGCCGTAGACACTGTTTACCAGTGGTCTCCAGCCGTACTGATACTCTAACCATTTCTTACCCCAATTCTTGGGGGAGAAGCTCATAACGTATTTGGTGAGTTTAGTAACGTCACCGAGCATCTTTCCAACCTGTTTGCCTTCAGCAACATCGATTGCCAAATCGAGACCAGACCCAACGTTATCGCTCCTCAGATCATCGAGGAGATTACCGAGAGCCTGGTTATAAAGATTTGACGAATCAATGCGACCTGCGGCATTCTGGAAGTTAGTGAAAGTGCCTACGCTTCCGACACGCGTGAGTACCTGACTGGAATTCTCGTTATAGAGCGTTCCAATGTAATTTGTCAGGAAATTCTTTTTGAACTCATGCAGGTAGACTGTTTTATGGTCCCCGTGCAATTGATCGGCCAGAACACTAAACCCCAACGAGGTCACGGCGGAACGAAAACTTGAAACAGAGACGGCTTTCGTCGTCTTGTTAAAAATAGTGTCCGTCGTTTCCAAGAAGAAGTTAGTGCCTGACGTTTTCAATTTAAGTCCTCTAACGATTTAAGTTAGAATCCGACGAAGGGCTTCACAACCCATCTAGACCTTGTTTAAGGGTCACTCGGATAAAATAGGCTTACATAGCCTAGAGAGCATAGCCCCCAAAATTCAAGGGCGAAACTCATTTGGTAATACTATGAAGCTTCCTTGACAGTCATAGTCCAGAAGTGGTGTGAACCATCAACCGGACCATGCTCTGCTAAGGTTACGACATAGTACTGGTGCGAAACAGCGTCACGATGACCATACGTCGTTTCCAACTCATAGAGATGGATCTTACGTACGATCATGTTAAGCTGTCCGTACAGGAACGATCGTGTTTGACGGCTGAGTCCCTTACGGGAGCACAGCTGCGTTACCAACGACCGTAGGTTAACAAAATTCCAGTAGGCATTTACGCCTGGCTGGGACATAAGTTGCTTGCGCTTCGAGTAGCCGAGATACTCCGCATCCCTGAGGTTCCACTCTTCACGAGTAGAATCCCAAGTATACGAAGCATGACGGAGCTCGATGCAGACAACTTCACCGTACACTGCGTCTTTAGGACGCAGGACGTTGAGCACCGAAAAGTCGTTAGAAACAGACATGATAGTCCTCCAAATGGAGTCCGCCAAGGGATTTTGG